CTGAAGATAATCATGGCACTGAGCATACTTATCCTAGAGCATCTGATCCTAAGAGTAATAAGTGGTTATCAATCTCTGGTGTAACTACAAATAGTTTTGAGGTACAGGTTCTTGATTCTATTCCTTCTTCTAATACTGGGGTTCATACCTTTGTAAGAGCAGGAATTGATTCATTAACAAAGGCAGGTGTTTCTGTAAGATTTACTCCAAATTCATTAGCATTTACTTGTGATATGGATCAACATGGAAGTATTCACACATATCCAAGACCTAGCGATCCAGCATATAATACCTCAGTTTCTTGTGGTACAACAACTGCTAATACAGTTACTGTAAATGTTGGAGTTTCTAGTCAAGTTAACTATAATGTTACTGCTGCTGATTATGATGCAGCTACTGGTATTATGACCATGACTATTGGATCTCATAATCTTACTACTGGTCGTAATATTAAACTTAAGAAAGAATCATTAACATTTACATGTACTAAGGATGGTAATGCTACTAGACATAAGTATCCAAGAGAGGGTGATCCTACTTATAATGGTACTGTAGTAACTAAGGTTAATAGTACTACTGAGTTTGAAGTTAATATTGGTATTTCTACAGTATTAAGTCACTATACTGGTGTAGGAACTGCAAAAGTACAACCTGTTATTATTGCTCCAAGAGCAGTTAATAACTCTACTAGTGGAACAGATGTAGCAGAACCTGGTGTAAATGTATTATCTATTATTGATGATTATTCATTCATTGTTGATACTGGAGTTTCTACTCTTCCTCACAATTATGCTAGAGGTGGAACTATTACTAAACCAATGAAGGTGGTTATTGATGAACCTCTGTCTTATACAAATATTCCATTAGATTATGCTACTCCTGCTGCTGGAGTTGGTACTAATGCTACTGCTGATATTGTTGTTAGTCTGGGTGGTAGTGTAAGAGACTTTAAAATTAATAATTCTGGTAATGGTTATGGTAACTTAGAAACTCTACGTGTTCCTTTCGGTGGAACAACTGGAATTCCAACAACTTCTTCCTTCACTAATAATCCATTTGAGTTGACTATTGATCAAATTTATAGTGATGAGTTTACTGGATGGTCATTAGGAACTTTAGAATCTCTAGATGATTGGGATAGTAAGTTTGATGGAAATACAACTGTATTCCAATTACAAAGAGCAGGAGATACACTTTCTATTAGATCTTCTAAGGGATCTAAAATTAATGTACAGGATGTTATCCTTATCTTTATTAATGATATCATGCAAGTTCCTGGTGAGGGATATAAATTCACTGGTGGTAGTAATGTAACATTTACAGAAGCTCCTAAGGTAGGAGATACCTCTAAGATCATCTTCTATAAAGGAAGTGGTGGTATTGATGTTAAATCTAAGGAAATTATTGAAACAGTTAAAAAAGGAGATGATTTGACCATAGAGAATGGTTCTGAACCATTCTACATGGGAGAAAATGTAAGAGGTGTTAGCACAGTAACTTCTACCGACACAGTAAATACTGTCCCTTACTATGGTCCAGGTAATACTGAAAATGAAAGTCTCTTAAGACCTGTTGTTTGGTGTAGACAAACTGAAGATAGAGTTATTAATGAAGAATTGGTAGGAAAAGATAGGGAACTTTATAATGCTAATATAAATCCTACTGCTTTTGCTCTTAATAGTGTTGGAATTGGATCTACTATAATTTTTGTTTCTAACGTAAGACCATTCTTTGATCCTACAAATGAAAATGAAAGTGCTACTTTAAGAAGCACAATTCAGGATAAGATTGATATTCTTCCTCAATTAACTAGAACAGGTGCTGCTGGAACAGCATTAGTTTCTACAGCAGGAACAGTTACTGGAGTTACAATTTCTGATGGTGGTGTTGGATACTCAACTGCTACAGTAAGTTTTGCTTCTACTACAGGTGTTTCCACATCCACACAAGCAATGGGATCATTAACCATTGGTGCTGCAGGAACTATAACAGGAGTAGCAATTACTAATCCAGGAGTTGGTTATACACAAACTGACGTTCCTTTGGTAATTTTCTCCCCACCTACACTTATTTCTGAAACAGATACTGTAAGATCATATGCTGGTGATTCTGGTGTTATTGTTGGATTTGGAACTACTACACTTAGTAGCTCAAGTCAATTAGTATTTGATTTATTCATTCCACTTGATTCTTATCTAAGAGACTCAACTCTTACTGGAACTGCTGTTACAATTTGTGGTTTGACTACGGGTGCTATGTTTATGGTTTATGATTCTAATGTTGGTGTTGGGTCTACAAGAGTTACTTCGGTAAATAGTGGACTTGATACAATTGGAATCGGACATTCATATGTTGACAATGTTTATGAAGTTGCTGACTGCGAAGGTCAATATATAAATGTGACGGGTGTAGGATTTACCTATATTAAACGGGTATTTGCTAAGATTGATGGTCAAGTTTCTGGATCATACTCTGGAATTACTTCTTCTAACTATCAAGGATCCTTCAGTTGGGGTAAAATTATTGTTTCTAGATCAGAGGAAAATGCTTATACTGCTTATACAAGAAGTGGTATTGGTACAAATAATCTAACTGGAATCTCTACTTCTTTCATTATAAGAAGAACAAATCCTCTTAAATCTAAGAGTTATACTTAATCCTTAATAAATAAATAAAAACTTTCAAAAATGGCCGCAATTATAACGGATCAAATCAGAATACTAAATGCGAAGAATTTTCTTTCTGGGGTAACATCTACCGCAAACGCATATTATTCTTTTATTGGTTTACCCAATCCTACTGATATTGAAAGTACATGGGATACAAGTCCACCTTCACCAAAAGACAACTTTGATGAAGAAGATAATTATTGGGATACAATGATTGCGTTGAAGAAAATTAATTCTTCAGATGCTAGACAAGTTGTTACTAGAAGATTATGGACATCAGGAACAACTTACGATATGTATCGTAGTGATTATAGTAGAACTAATACTGCTAAAGTATCTGGTGCAACTAATTTATATGCGGCTACTTATTATGTTATAAACAGTGATTATAGAGTTTATGCTTGTTTGCATAATGGTATAGATCCAGATAACCCCAATGGAAGACCTTCTTTGGATGAACCCACATTTACTGATTTAGAACCTAAGAAAGCTGGTACTAGTGGTGATGGATATATTTGGAAATACCTTTATACTATTAAACCAAGTGATATTGTAAAGTTTGAGTCTACTGATTTTATTCCTGTTCCTACTGATTGGTCAACAAATTCAGATGTTGCTTCAGTAAGAGATAATGCTGTAGATGGTTCAATTAAAATTGTAACTATCACTGATCGTGGAGTTGGTTTGGGAACTGCTAATAGCACTTATACTAAAGTTCCAATTTATGGTGATGGTACAGGTGCGGAATGTACTATTGTTATTAATAATGACCAAAAAGTTTCTGATGTAACTGTTTCTACAGCAGGACAGAATTATACTTACGGTAATGTTGATTTAGAAGCAGGTGGAGTTCCCACTGGAACTACTAGACCAACATTCGATGTTATTATATCACCACCAGGTGGACATGGAAAGGACATCTATAGAGAACTTGGTGCATATAATGTTCTTTTATATTCTAGAATTGAAAATGATATTGAGAATCCTGATTTTATAACAGGAAACCAAATTGCTAGAGTTGGTGTTATTGAAAATCCTAAAGCAACATCAGGAGCACTTTTATCTGCTGATAAAGCAAGTGCTGTTGGTGCTTTAAGATTAACAGGTGCTGGTTATAGTTCTGCCACATTTGATGCTGATGCTTATTTTACTCAAACTGTATCTGCAGGAACTACTGCAGTGGCTAGGGTTGTTAACTATGATCAAACCACTGGGGTTTTAAAATATTGGCAAGATAGAACTGTGGCTGGTTTTAATACCGTTGGTACAGCACAAACAAATCCTACTTATGGATTTAATCTAACAGCATTTACTGCTAGTCCTGGAACTAATGGTAGTTTAACTATTACTCCAACTAGTGGTTCTAATTTAGCTATAGATACTTCCTTTACAGGTGTCTCTACCGTAATAAATAATAGGACATACTACCTTGGACAGGAGTTTACCAGTGGGTTAGCTTCTCCTGAAGTTAAACAGTATTCAGGAAATATAGTATATGTTGATAATAGACCTTCGATAACTAGGTCTACGAATCAAAAAGAAGATATTAAAGTTATTTTGCAGTTCTAAGTAATCATGCCACAGCAAACCAATCTAAACGTATCCCCATATTTTGATGATTACGATCCTGCAAGTGATTATCATAAGGTGCTGTTTAAACCTGGATATCCTGTTCAGGCAAGAGAACTAACTGGTCTTCAGTCTATACTACAAAACCAAATTGAGAAATTTGGTCAACATTTCTTTAAAGAGGGTGCTAAGGTAATACCTGGAAACACTGGATATAATCAGTTATATTATGCTATTCAGTTAGATAATAATTTTCAGGGTATTCCTGTATCTGCATATGTAGATCAATTAATCGGAACAAAAATTACAGGATTAACTTCTGGTGTAACTGCTGTTGTAGATAAAGTTTTACTTCCAGAAGATTCTGAGAGAAATAATTTAACACTTTATATAAACTATCTTAATTCAAATACTAGCAATAATTCTACTCAAACATTCTCTGATGGTGAAGAGTTATCATGTAGTGAAATAGTTACTTCTGGACTTTTAGGTAATACTACTATAGCAGTTGGTAGTCCTATCGCTGTAACTTTAGCAACTGATGCAGCTGCAACTGGATGTTCTTTCCAAATTCAGGAAGGTGTTTATTTTATTCGTGGAAATTTTGTTACTGTACAAACTGAGACTTTAATTTTAGATCAATATACTGCTAATCCTAGTTATAGAATAGGATTAAACGTACAAGAAAGAATAATTACTCCAGATTTAGACGATACTTTAAATGATAATTCTCAGGGGTATAATAATTATGCTGCACCAGGAGCAGATAGATTACAAATATCAACTACACTCTTTAAGAAATCTTTAGAAGATTTTGATGATGATAATTTTGTAGAACTGGCAACAGTTAATAATGGTGTTTTAAAATCCGCAAGTAGGTCTGGTTTTGGTGTAGGTCCTAATGGTGGAGTATTTTATGAAGATTTAACTAATGTTCTTGCTAGAAGAACTTATGACGAATCTGGTGATTATACTGTTAGACCTTTTGACCTTACTGTATTAAATTCATTAAACAATAATACTGGAAATAGAGGAGTATATCAAGAAGATCAATTTACTGCTGGTGGAGATACTCCAAGAGATGATCTTATGCTTTATAAGATGTCTCCAGGTAAAGCTTATGTTCGTGGTTATGAGTTAGAAACTTATCAACCAACATTCCTAGATTCACCAAAACCAAGAACAGTTAATACAATTGATGATCAAAATATCATTTATAATACTGGTCCTACTTTTAAATTAAATAATGTTTATGGATCTCCAACTGTTGGTACAGGTAATACTTATTATGTAACTCTAAGAGATCAGAGAGTTGGTGTAAGTTCATTAAGTCCTGCTGGAGGGGAAATTGGGGTTGCTAGAGTATTTGATATGTCATTGGAGTCTGGATCCTATAATTCAATAAGACAATTAAATCAGTGGGATATTTCTCTTTATGATGTTCAGACTACAACTAATATTACTTTAAACCAACCTACTACTCTTTCTACTCCAACTTACATTAAAGGTTTGAATAGTGGTGCTACTGCGTTTCTTAAAGATTCTGTTACTGCAGGAGCAGGTTTAACTGTATATGAAACTACTGGTACTTTTATTCCTAATGAAGCATTATCTTTTAATGGAATTAAAAATGGAAGAGTTGCTATAGCTATTACTGCTCATACTATTAATGATATAAAATCAATATTTGCAACAGATGATGGAGCAGTTGGATCTGCTAAAACTTTCTCTGCAGATATTATACAGAAGACAGAATTTAATGTTGGTTTAGGAACTATATCTGGACAATCAACTGGAGTATGTACAATTACTGCTGCTAATCCTGATTTTGTGGGTCTAGTAACAACTGGTGATTTAGTTAGTTTCCATGATTCAACAAAATCTGTAGATCCTATATTTGGTAGAATAACTGCTATTAATAGAGACGCTGAAAATGATGCTGCTTCTAGTGTTGCTATAGTTGGTGTTCATACTCAAAGTGGAATTGTTGCTGGCGATTTACCAACTGTAGGAAGTACAGTTATTAATGATCTTAAGGTATTGACAACAGATCTTGCCCCAAATACAGATCCTACTCTTTATACAATACTCCCTAAAAATCATATTGCTGATGTTGATTTAAATGCTGCATCACTTTCTATAAGAAAATCCTTTACTGTTAATATTACTAGCAATAAATTAGCTTCCGCTGTTTCTTGCGGAGCAAGTGAGACTTTTTTAGCATTTGATGAGGAAAGATATTCTTTAATTAGATCTGATGGTAACATAGAACCATTAGATGCCAGTGATTTCCAATTTAGTGATTCTCGTACTTTACAAATTTATAATTTAGGTGCAAATGATACTGAAGCACAATTAATTACTACTGTTAAGCAATTAAAACCAAAAGCAAAAGAAAAATTATTTGAGAAAGTTAATTCTATAATTGTTACTAAGTCAACTACAGAAGGTTCTGGTATTGGTACTACTACATTTAATGATGGATTGGAATATGGTACTTTCCCATATGGTACAAGAGTTCAGGATGAAGTAATTTCTCTGAATACTCCTGATATTATCAATATTCATGGTATATATGAGTCATCTGACACAGGAAATCCATCTGCACCTAAGATGATTCTTACATCTCTTACAAGCAATTCGACTACAACTTCAGAATTAGTGATGGGTGAGAGATTAGTTGGTCAAGTATCTAATACAGTTGCAATTCTTGCAGAAAAAATTTCAAATTCTGCTTCTGAAATTGCTTATATTACCAAAAATGATAATACATTTAAAGAAGGAGAAGATGTAGTTTTCCAGGATTCTAAAGTAAGAGGAACTATACAGACATTATCTGCACCAAGTTTTAATATATCTAACAATTATAAGTTTACTACAGGTCAAGAATCTACTTTCTATGATTATGGTACTATTAAAAGAAAGCAGGATAGTGATGCTCCTAAGAAGAGAATAAAAGTTTATTTTGGTAGTGCATATTATTCTACTACTGATGATGGTGATATTACTACAGTAAATTCATATAAGAAATTTAATTATGGATCAGAAATCAGAATGGTTAATGGTGTAAGAAACTCTGATATGATTGATATCAGACCTAGAGTTTCAGATTACACAACTGCCTCTACAAATACTAGATCTCCATTGGAGTTTTATGGTAGGTCATTTGATGGTGCAGGTAATTCTGCTGGAAGTATTTTAGCATCTGATGAAGCTATTAATGTTACTTACTCACATTATCTTGGAAGAATGGATAGAGTTTTCCTTACTAAAGATGGAAAATTCCAAGTAAAATATGGACAACCTGCTGAACAACCAGAAAGACCAAGCCCAGTAACAGATGCAATCGAACTTGCTACTATTACTTTACCTCCATATCTCTATGATGTAGGGCAAGCAAATCTCAGATTTATGGAACATAAGAGGTTCCGTATGAAAGATATCAAGAAACTTGAGAATAGAATCAAGAATCTTGAGTATTATACAGCACTTTCTATGTTAGAGACAAATACTGCAAATATGTTTGTTGCTGATAGTGATGGATTAAACAGATTTAAGTCTGGTTTCTTTGTAGATAATTTTAATACTATTAAACCACAAGAAGAGCAATTAAAAATCAATAATAGTATTGATGCAAAGAATAAGCAATTAAGACCTAGGCATTATACTAATGCTGTTGATTTGATGTTTGGTCCTGTAACCAATGTAGATCCGACTGCTGATTTAGCATTCTCTACTATTGAAGGACTTAATGTACGAAGAGCAAATGATACTGTAACTCTTGATTACTCCGAAATTGAATATATTAAACAATCTTTTGCCACAAGATCTGAGAGTGTAACTCCATTCTTGATTAGTTTCTGGCAAGGAACATTAGAATTGACTCCAGCATCAGATACTTGGATTGACACTGCTAGATTAGAAGCAAAAATTATTGAGGCTGAGGGTAACTTTAATGAAGTAATGACAAATGCGAGAGAAACTATGAATGTAGATCCTCAAACAGGATTTGCACCAATAGTTTGGGATTCGTGGCAAACTAATTGGACAGGAACAACTACTAGACAATGGCAGCAAAATTCTACAACAAGTACCACAGGTCCTAGATGGGGTCAAGGTGGTTGGATTAATGGAGTTAATAATGATAACCCTGCACGTTGGATTGAGACTGAGACTACCACTACTACTCAAGATACTGTACAGGAAACAATACAGACTGGTGTAGAAAGTAGAACTGGATTGAGAACTATTGTTACTGAACAATGGGATAATGAATCTGTAGGAGATAGAGTCGTAAGTAGAGATCTTGTTCCTTACTGTAGGTCTAGGAATGTTACTTTTGAAAGTAAGAAGATGAAACCTTTGACAAGGTGTTATGGATTCTTTGATGGAGAAGATGTAACTAAGTATTGTGTTCCTAAACTTATAGAAATTTCTATGAAGAGTGGTACATTCCAAGTCGGAGAAAAAATTACAGGAACAACAATCAATGCATTTAGTGGTGGACCTGGAGTAAATAGGGTTTTCTATGCTAGAGTTGCACAATCAAATCATAAAGAAGGACCTTATAATGTTGCTTCTAAAGTATTTGTTGAAAGTCCTTATACTGGACAATCTGTTCCTTCGACTTATTCTTCTACTTCAGATATTTTAAATATAGATTTATATTCTATGTCAAGTGAGGCACAAGGAGAATATTATGGTTATATCGAAACTGATATGGTTCTTAAAGGTGAATCTTCAGGTGCTGAAGCTACCGTTACTAATTTAAGACTTATTTCTGATTTAGGAGCAGATTTATTTGGAAGTTTTTATATTCCAGATCCAAATAATGTTAATCATCCTAGATTTGAAACTGGTACAAAGACATTTACCTTAATAAATGATGAAGATAATAATCAGGATGATGCCAATACAGTGGCAGAGGAAGCATATACTGCATCTGGAACATTAGAAACTGTCCAAGAAAATATTATTTCTGTAAGGAATGCTAGACTTGAGCAAAGACAAGAATTCCAAGAAAGAAATGTAAATAGATCTCTTGGAACCGAGGTGGTTGATAGTAATGTAGTTGGGCAAACTAATCAAGATAATGTTGTTGGTTGGTATGACCCTCTTGCACAGTCATTCTTAATCGAAGATACAACTGGTGTCTTTATAACCAAGTGTGATGTATTCTTCCGTTCTAAGGATGATATGGATATACCTTTAGTATTCCAAATTCGTTCTATGAAGAATGGATTCCCAACACAACATATTCTTCCTTTCTCTGAGATTGTATTATCTCCTGATGATATTACTACCTCCAGTGATGGATCAGTTGCTACTACTATAGAGTTTAAAGCACCTGTTTATTGTGAGGGTGGTCAAGAGTATGCTATGGCATTAGCATCTAACTCAACCAAGTATAGTGTATACATTTCACGTATTGGTGAGCAAGATTTACTTACTCAAACTTACATATCTAACCAGCCTTATCTAGGATCACTATTTAAATCCCAGAACGCTTCTACATGGGAAGCAAGTCAGTGGGAAGATTTAAAATTCACTCTTTATAGAGCAGACTTTGTAGAAGAAGGAACTGTAGAATTCTATAATCCAAAATTGACTAAAGGAAATAAGCAAATTCCTAAATTAATGCCCAATTCTTTAGAATTTGTATCTAAAGAGATAAGAGTTGGACTTGGTACTACTACAGCAGATTCTACATTAGAATTTGGTAATACTGTCTATCAAATGGGAACTCTTGCAACGGGTAATTTAGCAGGAGTGGCAGGTACTGCATCTGGACCTAATTTAAATATTATAAATGCTGGTCTTGGGTATTCTCCAATTGACGGAACAATGACCTTTAGTGGTGTTAATCTTGTTACCATCACTGGTAGTGGATACGGAGCACAAGCAGATATCTATATTTCTAGTGGAGTTGCTGCTGCTGCGACTGTTGTAACTGGAGGTAGTGGATATCAAGTTGGTGATATTGTTGGATTTACAACTCTAGGACTTAACTCTGTTGGACGTGGAGCAAGATTATCAATTGTTTCTATTGGTAATACAAGTGAACTAGTTCTTGATAGTGTTCAGGGTAATTTTGTTACAGGAACAGCTAATACTATGATGTATGTTCAGAGTGATGGAACAGTTAGAGAATTAAATTATGAGCATGGTGGAGATGTTCAGATATCTTCTACTTACGGTATTAGAGAAGTTGTTGGTCAAGATGGTTTACATATAAAGGTAAATCATAAGAATCATGGAATGTATTTCTCTGATAACCAAGTTGAGATTTCTGGTGTAGAAACTGATGTAATACCAACCAAATTGGCTGTTGCATATAATCTTGGAGATACAGGATCTATATCTGTAGAAGATGCATCAGAATTCTCTACTTTTGAGAATGTTGGTGTAGGTACTACTAATACTGGTTTCTTACGTATAGGGGAAGAAATTATTGAGTATACTGAAGTTTCTGGTAATATAATTGGTGGTAATATTGTAAGATCTCAATCTGTAGTCGGTAGTGGTCCTGCTGTATCTTATGATGTAGGTACACCAGTTTATAAGTATGAAGTTGGAGGAGTTAATTTAGCAAGAGTTAATAAAACTCATGCTTTATCTGATGTAACTCTAACTGATCCAATTGACTTTGATTCATATCATATAAAATTAGATATGTCTACTAAGTTTGATGCAAATGAAGCAAATGATGATAGAAGTAATGATATTGGATATCCTCAGTTATTTGTTAATAACAATAAATCTGCTGGTGGATATAATGCATATGCTTCTCAAAATATTGCTTTTGAGTTAATTACTCCTCAAGTTCACTCTATGACTTGTCAGGGAACTGCTCTTACAGGAGAACTTAGAACTACTACTGCTAAGAGTATGAGTGGATCTGAAATTCCATGGATTAATAATGGTTTTGAGGCAATTGCACTTAATGAAACAAATTACTTAACTACTCCTCGCCTAATTGCTTCTAAAGTAAATGAGGATGCTAAATTGACTACTGTTGCTGGAAGTAAGTCTATGCAAATGAGATTATTCCTTAATACTGTTGATAGTCGTGTAACTCCTGTACTTGATTCTCAAAGGATCAATACTATTCTGACTAACAATAGAGTTAATAAGGTTATTGATAATTATGCTACAGATGATAGAGCAAATTCATCATTTAATGACCCATCTGCTTTCCAATATATTTCTAAAGAAATTAATTTAGAAAATAATGCAACTTCGTTAAAGATAATGTTAGATGCTCATGTACATCAAAATGCTGATATTAGAGCTTTCTATGCTATTAATGATCGTCCTGGTATGGAACCAATCTTTACTCCATTTCCAGGGTATAAGAATTTAAATTCTAGAGGACAAATTATCCAACCAGAAAATAGTGATGGTCTTTCTGATAAATTGGTTGATAAGTCGAATGATTATGGATTTGACTCTGCTACATTACATTTCCGTGAATATACATTTACAGAAGATGACTTACCTTCATTTACATCATATAGAATTAAACTTATAATGACATCTACTAGTCAGGTATATGTACCAAGACTAAGAGATTTGAGAGTTATTGCTTTAGCATAATATGGATTACTATAAGATTGATGGGAATAAAGATTTAGCAAGAGATCCAAATACTGGATCTATTGTTAATGTGAATAATTTAGAATATCAACAATATGTTTCTGTGAGAGAATCAAAAAAAGTGAAAAATGAATCTGTTGAGAAAGATCTTGCTAATTTAAAAAGTGAAATGAACGAAATAAAATCTTTACTCAAGGAGTTAGTCAATGGCAACTAAAAAGATAACATTTGATCCAACTGCTGGAGTACCTGTTGCATCAAATTTAACAATATATACTGGTGCTGATTTTGATGCAACATTTGATGTATATGATACATCAAACAACATCTATAGTCTCGCTAACGGTGGTTTTACTACTGCTTGGAGTGGTTCAGGGCAAATACAAAAAAGTGCTGGTGTAGCGGCAACAACTGTCCCCTCAGCAACATTTACAGTAGGAGTTACAACTGCTGGTAAGGTTACATTGGCATTGGGTTCTACAGATACAAGTAATCTTTCTCAAGGAAGGTATTTGTACAATGTTTTAGTAAGTAGTGGTGGGACAATTTATAATATGATAGATGGAAACGCTCTTGTCTATACTGGCATTGCGTCTTCACCATAAATATATCAAGGGGTAATTGTGTAAATGGCAACACCATCAAGTAGATCAGAATTAGCAGATTATTGTAAACGACAACTGGG